ACATTTTCTTCGTCTGCATAGACCTCTTCCTCGATCTGTTCTGCCAAATCGTTCATTTCAAACCCCTTCAGACTCACCCATTGGACGGCTGGGCGGATGCCGTGAACACATATTATAAAAAGCGGTGACGCTTATGCAATTAGGTTATTTACCGTGGATGCGCTCCACCTCGGGCGCCAGCTCCTTCATCTTAGCGCTCTGGAGAGCCACGCCTTCGTCGTACTCATCGACGTAGGGAACATCCGCTTTGGCCGCGGAGCCCTGGTAGTTCGGGTCGTAGACAAAGAAGACCACATCGGGCTCGCCGTTGTTGTACTCCCGGAAGGTTTCTTTGTTCCATCCTGGCGGCTGGTGCTCATCATTCCACTTGAGACGCGCCACAGGGCGGAACCCGACGGTTTCGTAAATCTTGGGGAGGTAGGTATCAAATGCGTCCAGCTTGCGCCCACCTGCCTCTACGGCGGCCTGGAGCATGGCATAGGCGCCACCCTTTGGCTCATCAGGGGATGCGAACACAGCGACCACGTCGCCATCATCTTTAATAGCGAACCCGCTGCCGTTGTTGGTGCGGAAGAGGCGCGCCTCAGCGAGATCCTCGGGCGACTTAATCTCAACCTGCGCGCCCGTCTCATTGCCAGCCATTGCGGCCCGCATCGTTGCACTGTACTCCGCGGCGGTGTCTGCCGAGGTCTGCTTAATCAAGGGGACGTTGAGCCCAGCGGCTTGATACTGGGCTGCAACGTTTTCGGTTGGGGATAGGACTAGAAGCCCATCTCCTCCATCTGACGGGATAGCTTCTCGCGCGTAAGGCCCGGATGCTCCGCCAGTATCTCGTCCATCAGCCCGTCCCGAAAGCTGGGCGATGCGGTCTCTGCGGAGGGCTCGGAGGAAGTCCCCTCGTCGCTCAGAAACGGAACGCCCACCTTGGACAGACCGGCGAGCGCCTGATTTAAGGCTGCCGTCGGGGTTTGCGTTTTCGAACTCCCTTGCTGCTTCATCTAAAAGCTCCCTATTAACACCTGGCATTTCATACCACGGGCGGTCCTTGGCCGAAGTGACCTTGAACCCCTTTGGTACGATACCGTTTTTCGGATTCTTAATAAACGCCTCGAACTCCTTTTGTCGCTCAGGCGTCATGCGAACGAACGACCCATCAGAAAGAGGGTATTCGGTAATTGGGCCATTGATGGCCTGCCGATAGGTTACGCCGGAGGAGAACTGCCCAAGCTTCCCTTTCAGTAACTGCTGCACCAATGGGCGTACCGCTCCTGACGCCCTGGAGCGTACTGTGCGACACGGCCTGATTGCCCTCAATAACCCAAGTCTCCCAGTGCATACGGCCAATAGAGGCATCCTCAGGGCGCCCTATCATGGCATATGCCTGCTGTACGGAGTCCTGCAGGCCATCTTCTAGCGCTTCAGTGATCAGAAGGCCTCGAGGCCCAGCCATGATGCCGCTCAGGCCGCCCTTAACGTTGCCGTCCTTGATGCCGTCGTAAACGTTTGCGCCTTCGAAGCGCCCATCGTCCCACAGGTGCCGGGACTGGATGCGGTCCATAACAAGCATATCGTCTTTGCCGCCTACCAGGCCGATAAAGCTCACCACCTTATTATCGATACCGGGCTTGTCCGTCAGGCGGAAGAACTCTTTACGGAACTCCCGTCCAGAGGCATTAGGGTTAGCCAAGATCCCGTGAAGGCGCTGTAGAACGGTCTCGCTTGACCCCTGAGGCACCTTCCCTAGCTCAAACAACAGGCGCCCTGCCGCGTTAGCGTTCATGGTCGCGCTTTTACCAGGCGAACCTTCGGGCAAGCTCTGGGACACCATTTTTTCCCAGCTCTTGAGATCCGATTCCGTGAAGTTGCCGCGGACCGCCTTGTCAATGTACGGCTGCGCATTGTCTAGGATGTCTAGGAACGCGCCTTCCTGAGGCGACGGGCCTACGCCGCGGGACAGGATGCCCCACAGGAACAATCGACCCGTGAGAGACGGGTCCGCGTCTGGCGAGCGGTAAACGTCCCGGATCTGCTGGACGTAGCCAAAGCCCTCATCCACCCCGGCCTTCAATTCAGGCGTCAGTTGCTGCAGTTTATCTGCGAGCTGCTCGGGAGCCTGATTGTAGTTAATCGCCTGCATGGGCGGTGTGGGGACGTATTCGCCACCCATTGCCTCGTCTTCCATCCGTAGCCAGTTATCTGGCGAAGCCAAAGCGTCCGGGTTGTTAGCCTTGACGGTTTCAATCTGCCCCAGGACCTTCTCCGTGTTCGCCGGGGTAAAGCTCTGGACCACCGGGGTCGTTTGCCTTTGCGTTCGGCCCTTCGACCAGCAGCGGGCTCGGGAGATTGTTTTGCCTTGACGCCTGCAGGTGCGTTTTTGCACAACCTTGCCAGCCCGCATAATCGGCAGCATGGCCGCCGCAGCACCCTTCAGCATCGGGAAAACGGCACCCACGGGATCGCCAAAGATTTCTGCCCCAGTCGCTAGAGCCCGGTGACCCCCGTAGCTTCCAGGGTAGTCTGCCCGACAAACTCCGACGGTGCCGACAAGGGAGACAACACCTCTCCAAGAGCGCTGAGAGCCGCCTGGCCCTCTTGCGTGCGGGGCCGGTAGGTCAGGGCCTCCTGGACCTGTTCGACCCTCTGACCGGCTTCTAGGGGGCTTCCTGTGCGTGCTAGCTTAAAGATCCCCTCTGCCCCAGCAGGGAACAAGCTCGCAAAGCCCGTCCCAAGCGCTCCAGCCGCCTCCATCGCGCCCGTTACCTGTCGATCAAACGGGCTCTGGACGATGCCCGGCTGCTGGCGGCGAGCCATCTGCCCACCACCAGAGAAGGGAGCCGCGGGCTGCGTCAGCCCCGCGATATAGGAATCAACGAACTCTTTAACGCCCCTGGTCGCCAATCACTAGGCTCCTTATGTTCTTGGCCGTATCTAGCCGTAGCCGCTCGTCGTCGTTATCGACTTTGCTGTACGTTTCAATCGTCTTCGCCTGCTTGTACTCGGCGTCAGCGATGGTCTCGATGACGTCAGCACGGGCCTTCTGAGCCTTGGCCTGGGCCTCTTCTGCCGCCGCTTGCAAGAACACCGCATTCGGGTCTTGCTGCTGCTGGGCTGCCTGTTGAGCGGCCATCATCTGCTCGCGCTCTTCTTCGGTGGGCTCAACCGCACCCATCTGGACAAGCTGATTGCGGAAGAACTTCCGAACGTCGCCCATCCCTTCCCCTTCCATGTTCATGAGAGCCAGGGCAGACAGGACTTGCATCGTCTGGGGGTCCTGAGTGATCGCCATCATTCCCGTCAGTGCACGGACCGTCGAGGCGCGTTTGGAGTCGCTGCTCGGGCCTACGTCCACAAAGATATCCATCTTGGCGTCCGAGATGTCGTTCTCGTAGATAACTTCACCAACCTCGTTCAGGGTCGGGGTCATCAATTCAACCGAGCCGATCTCAAGCTCCTCGGTCAGCGTCTTCATGCGACGCTTCTCTTCCGTATAAACCTCTTGGGCCATCGACAGCCAGACCTCACCGCAGCGCTGCATGGCCTTGGCGAAGTTGCTCATGTAGATGAATGCCTGCTTGTCGATGCGCTCCTGGATCAGCTCTACAGCCTTCCCAGACATCCCGGAGACCATCTTGTCGGCCTCACCTTGAGACCCCAGGATGTCGTTCATGTCGGCCTCTGTAACCTGCAAGAGGCCAGCCAGAGCCGGGGGGATCTGCGCGCTACGGGTGTAGGCCACTGGCCCAGCCGCCTGCGTCTCCCCATTCGGCCCCGTGATGGGGTTCACTAGGAGATAGGGGTAGTCCTTGATGTTGTCCTCGGCCCACATCATCTGGTGCCCTGCTACCTGCTCAGGTAGGAGGATGGGCTTCTCGACAGATCCTAGTGCGGAGACCTCCGCCAGCTTGGATAGCTGCATGTTCTTGAGGCGCTGCGCGTCTTTAGCCAGCCGGACGTGGCCCATGCACCGCTCGACGTTGTCCACCACCCAGCGCTTGCCGTAGACGGGGATGATCGGGATGCACTTGCCTGCAATGTAGCCTAGATCCTCAAGAACCTTCCCACCAGACATGAGGTACTTGTGGACTTTGCGACGCTTAACGCGGCGCTGGCGGACCTCGATGGAGCCAATGGCTGCCAGCTTGTCCTCAAGCTCGGGGTCGGCGTCGAAGTCGGACTTCCGATACTTCTCTTCCGTGCCGTCGATAGCCTCGTAAATTCGGAGGGTCTCTGACACATCTTCAACCTTGTAGTACTCCGCGATATAAACGACGTCCGGGGTACACCAGTCGAACTCAACCTGGGTGATTTCCTTCGGCCAGTCGGAGGGGTCGTCATCAAACTCAGCGATGTAGGACTCGCGGGTCATGCTGTAAATGACGAAGCAGAACTTGGCGTCTGCCTTGTCCTGGCGACGGGCGTTAAGGTCGAAGAAGACTGAGCTGTCCGCGTCGAATATGGGCTCGATGCGGATACGCTGGTGCTCGTTGTCCTCGTCCTCCTCGTCCTCATATTCGGTACGAAGGCGGAAGGCGCCAAAGCCACCGCCCACCGCTTCCTCAAAGGCGTTGTCATACGCTTCATCGGCGCAGGAGTCGTGCTCATCAGCCCGGAACAGGCCATCCAGGGTGTCCGCTAGGCCATCGTACTCAGGCTCTCGGGGGAGATAGTCAACGGAGATCCGGTTGTTCCGGTACTCGTTAATGATGCGGATAACGGAGAGGTGGATCTTGTTCACCTCAAAGCGGGGCTTGTTCTCGAA